TGAGCCAGAAGAAGATGTACCAGATAAAAGTGTCATACCAGAAGCACCACTTCCCTCAATTACTAATTCATCAGCCGCACTATCTACGCTTGCACCACTATCGGCAGTTTTAATATGTAATCCACTTCCTAAATCTTTTGCAGCACCAACACCAAGTGTATCAAATAAACCTGCATCACTTGTTACGGTACCATCAAAATAAGCATCTTTAAATTCTAATGAAGATGTTCCTAAATCAATATCGTTATCTGTTACTGGAGAAAGTGCTCCGTCTTTAATCGTTAATTGATCTGTTCCTGCAACTCTAATATCAATTTGATCGTCAGTGTCTGCCGCTATTGTTGTATCAGCGTCAGCATCAAGAACAAGTTCAGCTGCACCATTTAAATCTAATGTTGATCCTACAGCAGGGTCTATTGTCCCTACAGCTTTTGCTTGGTGTACAACATAAATATTATTCGTGCCACTAGGAGGAGCGCCTGTGAATGCTAAAGTTGTTCCACTTACAGTATAAGCTGAGTTTGGATCTTGTCTTACGTTTCCTACAAAAACTTCAATATCAAGTGTGCTGTTTGGTGCAGAGTCTAATGTAAAATCAGTTGTACTTGCATCGCCACTAAATCTTTTACCAGCTAATGATTGAAATGCATTAGTTGTATCTAAGGGTGTTCCTACATATGCCATTCTACGTTATCTCCATTATTGACAAAGCAATGTCAGCCGCACCAGTCGCTGTTAATGTCAGCGTGTCTGTTGTTTCCATCACAACTTTGTTACCTGAAAGCAACTCCAACGATCCGCCAACAGGAATCGGCGCCGTAGTAACAAGTTCAACCGCTTGGTTGGCTTCGTTATTAGCTCCTGCTCTGTTAGAGGTATCTGAAGTCAACGTAACTGTTGCAGTAATTTGACCAGTGGTTGTATTACCTACCATCATTCCAAGAACTACTGTAGTAGTAGAACTTGCAACAGTATAGATAACATCAGCACTAGTAACTCCTGCTTTAGTTACAACTTTAAAAGTATTAGCCATTTATCCTCCTATTATAAATTATCCGAGCGCAATTGCAAGGGCTGTTGGGTCTTCACTTGAAAATCCAGCGCTTGTTAAATACGTTTTTACATCTGACAGTGCTACTTGCACCATCGTTCCATTATCGTTTGTTACTAATCTATCTGCATCTGCTAAAGTAGTTGATGTTGCAGATGTATTACCATCTACAATATTTAATTCAGCAGCAGTAGATGCCACATTAGTTCCACCAATGTCTAAAGTAGTTACAGATATTTCACCTGCAACAGTTACTAATCCATCTGCCACAGTTATTAAATCAGTGTCGTCTGTGTGACCTATAGTTGTCCCGTTAATTAAAACATTATCAATGTCTAAAGATCCACCAGTGATTAATCCTGTTGTTGTAATAGTTGATGAGCCAGTGTCAATAGTTCCAAATCCAGAAGTAATTGAACCAGAATCTAATGCTCCAGTTGTTACAATATTACTACCACCAACACTATGACTTGCAAAATAAGTTGATACGGTATCAACGTTAGTCATACGCATTGTACCACCATCATTGATTAATATACCATCACCACTTGCAACTGCCGTAGTGCCTCTTGAAGTACCGCCATCAATTAAGTTAATTTCTGCTGCAGTTGTTGTTATCGCTGTACCTGCAATACTAAGAGCGTCTGTTTCTACTGTGCCATCAAAGTATGCATCTTTAAATTCTAAAGCATCTGTACCTAAATCAACAATAGCATTAGAACCAGGTGTTAAAGCACCATCTGTAAGTATTAATTGTTTTTCATTGTCAGCGTAAAAATTAATTGTATTCGCTGTTTCAAAATCTACTTTAGTTTGATCATCTTCACCAATTTTAACATCTGTTGCTAAAATTGATGTAATACCTGTTTGTGCTGCATCTACATTTAAAGTGTTAGTTGATAAACTTACGCCAGTTCCTGCTGTAAAAGCAGTTTTAGACATAGCTATTGCAGCAGAACTATTTACATCTGCATTAACAATAACACCAGATCCAATTGCTGCTGTTCCAGTTGTTCCTATTGTTATATCACCAGATATAGCAACAGGATTAAAATTTGTACCATCACCAATAAGAGCCGCACCACTAGTGTTAGTAGCCATAGTAATGTCATCACCGGATATTGTAAGATCACCAGTAACTGTTAAATTACGGCCTATAGTTATATCGTTGTTAGCATCTTCTACGAGTAATTTACTAGCAGGCACTGTACAGAAAACATCTTTTGTTCCTGCAGCAAAATCAACAGCACTATCGCTGTTTGAAGAAGATATAACTGTTGTACGTGTAAGATCAGAACTATCACCGTCTAGTGTTCCTAAACCAACTTCCCATTCATTTGCTGTTTGATGAGCAATAACATAGTAAGTAGTATTAGAATTACCTACGCCTGCTGAAAAAGCTTCAAACCCAGTGGTAGCACCACCAAGAGATACAGCTCCCGTTCCTGTAGTAGTAGTCGTTTCCTTTACGCGATCATTAATGACTAATGCCATTTATTTCTCCTATGCTAATCTTAATATAGCATCACTTGCATCGGCTGTAGGAAACTGAATTGTAAACGTTCCGCTTGTTGAAGTTTTATCGCCTCCAAAGTCCAACACACATACTGCTTTATTAGAATTGCTACTGTTATAAATTAATGCTCCACGAGCTGTAATTGTCGCTGATGTGAAAGAAGCGTCAGCAAAATCACAAATAGCAGTTGTTCCTGAAGTAGTTGGTGTTACACTTGTTAGGTTTCCTCCTCCTGCTGTATAAGTTCCTGAGTTAGAAACTTCATTGGAACTTGAATAAGCGGTAGTAGAAGCACTTAATGTAGCTGAACTTGTATACAATGCAATTTTGAAAGTGTCACCAGTTGTAGCTGTGAAATCATGTCCTTCAACAAGTATTTCTTGTTTAAAACTAGTGCAGACAGCTTGAGTTATTGCCATGTTCTATCCTCCTGTGGATTTTTGTTCTTGTTGCAAAGGAATTCTTAATTCCCCTTGCATGTACTCATCTCTTCGATGCCTTCCTTGTTGCTCAATAGCTAAACCTTGAATGGCACGTTGATATGATTGTTCGTATAATTGCAGCATTTCAGCTGGTCCCTTCAAGAATTTGAAGGCTTCGGCAAGACATCCATATAATAATGCTGATGGAGCATTATTACCCAACCAAGAGGTTGTGTTACTACTAGAAAGTCTTGTAGGTAGTCTAGTAATTCCTAATTCGATGTTATACGCTGAATCCGGCGTCGGCGCAAGGTAAATTGTGTTATGATCCCACCACGCCCAATATTTTGGTGTGCTTGTAGACGCTCTGTTAGGCCAATATTCATTCATATAACTTAAATCTTTTTGCTCTAAAAATGTTCTTGTTGCAGTACCTGAAGCAGGCCAAATATGGACTGTTCTAATTGTAGCGAGTGATGTTGGATCTGGGGAAGACCCACCAGGTAATGATACAAAAGCGTTACTTGCGGTAACTGTTGATACTTGATGCGATTTAAAAGCATCTATATCTACTTCTCTTAATATTCTATTTTCAGTGTGTTCAATAAAATCATTTGTTCTAGTTGATGATAATACATCAGTGCTAGTTTCAGTATAATCTAAAATCTGTTGTGTTAATTCTGCGTATGTTGTCATTAGTTACTCAATGTTGCTGGCCCAGCAGAAGCAAAACCTCCACCGCCATTTCCTGTTATTCCTGGTGCTGTTGACACCGTGAAAGTATAAAAATCATCATCTGTTTTTGTTATACTATAACCACTTTCATCTTCTAATTCAGTCACAGAAGCTCCAAATAAATTTCCTGTGACATCTCTAAATCTCACAGTATCACTACTAGCTCTTCCATGATCAGGTTCAAATACTGATACTGTTGCACTACTAGCTGTAAATCTAAAAGGATTACGAGGTAATAATGTTGCAACTGCGTTTTCTGTTCTATCTGGTCTTGGAAATTGTAAAGCTTCAGGATCTGGAATATATTTATGTGGTTCTTCTTGTGGAGCTTTTGGTTCAAATTCACTTCTGTGAACACGTGCACCATTCCACTCCTTCACCATTTCTTTATAAGGATATTCCATACCACTACGATCAGAAATAAATTTAGCGTATTTTCCGTTAGCGTAAGCCATCTATCCTACCATTTAGAATCTTTAGGTCCAACCCAACTATATTTTCCACCTTTAGTAGCTGCACCCATTCCTTTTGCAGTACCTGTAATAGTACCTTTAGCAATAGAAATAGTTTTTTCTTTTTCTTTAGGTGTAGGGTTAGGTACAGAAATAGTTCCTCTGTTACTCCAATTTCCTTTTACTCCACCTTTAGAATTTCTTCCAGCGTTAGAATCTTTATTCCAATTTGGATTACTCATTTTTCCTCCTTTTGACATTTACAGTCTTTACATTCACACTGTCCACCACAACAATCACCACTGTCGCTGCAATGACAAGTATGCCCACATTTTTTACACTCTACCATTTTCATCTCCTCTTATTTTTTCTTGTAATATTTACTTAAAACTGTTGGTCTATCTTTAGTTTTTTTGTGATAATGTTTACTTAAAATTGTTGGTCTATCTTTAGTTGGTTTATAATAAAAATCACTTAAACCAGGGCCACTACCTTTCTTTTTCTTTTTAAGCATTCCAAAACCACGTTTAGCTATTCCAAATATTCCCATCTTTCCTCCTATGGCCTATAAGCCACTGCTGGTTCAACCCTGAAAGACACTCTTTCGCGATCGTTATCTCTAGCACGATTAAATTCTTCGTCGTACACCGATTTTAAATTTGCACTTAACATAGGTGCTTTTTTTAAACTTATATAGTAAGCTAATCCTGCAGTCAAACAAGGTAAAAAATAAAAGGGTACATCTGCATTATTAGTATAGTCACCCGCATCCTGTATTCTTCCCATATAAAAATATTTAAATATGTAAGCTTTATCTGGACTTGGATATAAAAATAATGTCATATCATTTTCTGGTCTACCACTAGAAGAAGATCCTCCAACAGTGACTTGTCCTGGTATTAAAGCAAATTGAGTGGGTCTAGAGTCGCCACTAGATGAATTTTCTTTTTTAGCTAAATTCATATATTCAGTTCTAGAAATTCTATTCATAGCAACATCTGTTGTGTTACTATCACCTTCTAAATTAGATGTAGCACCTGTAGTGGTTGTTACCACTGCATCTACTATATCTATTACCTTTTGATCAATGGAATAATAATTAGTGCCAGCTGTTAAAGTTTGTGTTGCATATTCTATGGTCCATAAATTTAAACCACGATTTGCCCATTCTGCTAACATTAAGTTTATAGATCTTCTAGCAGTTTTTAAATCGTATCCTTCACGTACTTCTAGTTGACAACGCTCATGCGCTTCTTGAATTATTTCCTCTATTGATAAGTTAAAGGTTTGTGTGCCTGAATAAGCCATTTAAACCTCTAATAATTTTTAGATACTTCTAGTATGATAGTGTAATGATCATGGTTTGTATGACCATGAGTTGTTAAGTCAATATCACCATCGTATCCAGATGCTAATGTATTTTTAATACCACCGAATGA